ACCATCACCACCGTGGTAGTACTGAATCGCACCCGCTCTATTGTTGCCGGGGTCACCGAAATAGATAAACTGGCTCTGATCGGCTGGACTCAGGAAACTCATGCCAGTAGACCCGCTGCCTTCGATGACAACCTCATCGCCGTTTGCATGGGCCGAAACGCTACCCGCAGATGCCGTGTGAACATTGAGCTTGCCATCACCAGCCACAACGCCGATGGAAACCTTCCCATCACTTTCGATACGCATTCGTTCAGCAGCGGCTTCACTAGCACCGGTCGCAAAAACCAGGTCTGTCGAATTGTTATCGGCGGCGAACGTATCATCGGCTTCCGCGTAAATGCTTGCGCCAACCAATATGGCATCGGTGCCAGACGCCTCTAAGGGAGCAACAAAATCGATCTGGCCGAGCTTGTCGCCATCTTCAACCGTGAGTTCTCCCGTAGACAGCCGTAATGTTCCCGCCCCTGCGGCTGTAGCACCCCGAATCTCTAGACGATTCTGATCCTCATCCCATAGAGAAAATGCACCCGCAGCGGCACCGAAAAATTGGACATCGTGTCCGTTGTCATCTTCGCCAACCGTGACCGTTCCAGTCACCTGAAGTGCAGAGCCATTAAACGTCAGGTTGGCCTCACCATTCAGCGAGTCAGAATCGGAAAACGTCACGATTCGGTTATCGGCTCCATTGGCAATGCTGTCGACGGCACCCGCTGTATCAGCCGCCCACGAAGGCAGGCCAGACGCCAGCTTCAGAACTTCGCCGTCCGACCCAACTGCCAGACGAGCCAGTTTGCCGGATGCGTTGCGGTAGAAGATGTCTCCCGTGGCATCACTGCCAAGGGTGAGGGCCACAGCGCGAGAGGTATCGATGGCGATAACATCTGTGCCATCTTCCTGAATGTTTACTCCGGCGTTACCGCTAATCGTCAACGCCCCAGCCGATGTAGACCACGTAGCTGCCGCCGGAGATGTTAGCGTCATCGCGCCAGACCCCGTGGTCACAGTGGTAGCCCCACTGAAAGTCAGCCCAACATTGGTACCGTCATAGGAGAGGCGCATCCTTTCAGCAGCGGCCTCACTCTCGGCAACAGCAAACACCAAATCGGCATCGTTGTTGTCAGCGGCGAACGTGTCATCGGCCTCGGCGTAGATGGACGCAGCAACCAGAATAGCGTCGGTTCCCGACCCCTCCGATGGAGCCTGGAAATCGATACGGCCAAGCACGTCGCCATCAACGACTGTCGGCTCCGCTGTCGCCAGCGTCAGCACCGTCCCCGTCGTCGTCAGCCCCGTCTCCAGGGTCGCGATCTCCGACTCGCTGCCTCCACCTGACTGCGCCTTGAAGCTGAAACCTCCGCGCTCAGAGCCGTTAGCGTCGCTGACACACATGACATCCAGAGATCCGAACACGATCTGGTTGTCGGCATCATCGGGCATTTTGAAGTCGATCCCGATCCCACTGCTGTTGTCGGTCAGGTTCCCACCATCACCTGGGTCCCACTCCAACGTCAGATTGGTCTGCACCGACCCGGCCGCGTTGTCGAGATCGAGGACCCGCAACGCCAGGAAGTCAACAGTCCCCGCGCCCCCGAGATCGGTAGCCTGGGTGCCGTCCAGGATGTCGGCCAGAAGGTTTGGATTAACGTCGACCTCGGACCCCAGGATCGGATCGCCAGTACCGTCCTTCACCGAGTGATCCGTCATTCCATTTCGTATTGGCGTTGCCATTTCAGTCTCCTATGCCGCAACCTTGTCGCTGCGCCTGCGGCTTGCGATAACCAGGCCTTTGAGTTTCCACCAGGTATTCCCCTCAATCAGCATCTGCATACCAGCAGCTCGGCTTGCGGATGGGGGCCGGATACGTGTCCCCACCTCTCCCGTACCACCCCAAGGTTCCTTGCCCCACTCACCGGCTCCCCACCCTAATGCGCCTGGAACGTCGTAGGGTGATGTATTGCCTGCCTGCGCTGGCAGACCCTGGCGCAGCATGATCTGCCGGACATTTACGGAGTCGGTCTGGTATCGATCCGCACTCACGAACGTCCAGCCATACCGCTTCATGTGCTCAGGAGCACCCTGGGTGTAGTATTTGGTCAGCAGGCGACGAAGCATCGGCGCACCGTCCCACGTCGTCACAGACTCATCGTGCATCTTGTAGACGGCACCGTTGTTGTCTCCGACATACTGGATGTAGTCGTTGTTGTTTTCGTTATAGCAGACGCCAGCCGTGATGTTGGGCTTCTCTATCGTTGTCCACCGCGCCGGACGACGTGGCCTTGCCGTGTTCCCGACAAGGGCAACGGAGGGCACCGTTTTCGTGCCGCTCGGGTAGAACGCGTAGTATTCTTTCCGCGCCAGGTTAAACAGCCCCCAGCTCGTCTGCATTCCGGTGATGTTTCGGTTTTCTAAATACGGCTTGATGTTGCGAGCCAGGTCCACAGGCTCAAAGCCGGCAGAGGCATTAGTCGGTCCGATAGCCTCGATGCCGTGCTCGGAGATCCAGAAGAGAATGTTCCGATCTCCGATCTCACCCTCGGCAATGGTCTGGTGACTGATGCATCCGTTGACCTGGCTGACGTTGCGGATGTTTAGCTGCGAGAAAGTCGCCGTAGGACCGATGCGGAAGACCGAGCTCCGCTTGAATACGAAGAGCTGGTTCGCAAACGCGGCCAGCCCGGTTATCTCGCCATCAAATCCCCGGTAGACGTTGATCGAGCCGCCCCCACCACCAATGGACCAGTCTTCGCAGTCATCCACTGCGCTGTAGTAGAGGGTCGAGTGGTCAGCCATCCAACATCGGCCCTGCCAGGCCACGGGGAACTTGCCGTCCCCTGGAGGAGATCCACCCAAGGAGGTCACGTCGGTGCCGTCATATTTCACGGGATCATCGGCGTCGGCGTCGTTACACATCACCAGCAAATTTTTGGAACTGGTCTGCCCGTAAAACATCACGCCGCCCCAGCGGACGTGCTCTGTAGTCGAGTTGCCCGTTGCGCGTGCGCCACTTTCGACGGCCCAGTCACCAGACGTGTACTGGTATACTTTGCCGTCTTCGGAGCACGCGACGAGCTTGGTCCCCTTGTCAAAATCGAACAGGCCGGAGACCGGCTTTGACCCCATGCTGGTGCTGCCCAGGCGCGTTGCCCCATACATCCCCTCGGGGTTATTGCTGTCCCCGGCATAGACCATATTGGTCGCCGAATAGACAGCCCCGTCAGGGAACTTGGGATCGATCACACTGGTCAGGCGATACATCCCCGCTCCAAAGTCGTAGAGCCGCTCGTAGTTCCAATCAGCCATTTACACCCGGTCAAAGGCGATCTGCGAAACCGCCGTAAAGCCACGAACCCTATAGGTGCCGCGACGGTATGTCTCAACAGACATAGATCGATCATCACGATGTGCTCGAGACTCTCGGCTCACGAGCTGGAACCGGGCTCGCTCATATTGCTGCGCCCAGTACTGCGCCTGCCTCATGTCCTCGTCATACAAACACGCACGCTCACGGCACTTGTGAGAGACGGCATCGTAGGCGATGTCTGGCGCATCCCCTCCAAACATTTCCGTAGCAAAGGTCGTGTTGCTCGTAAACCGTATCGTGTGCCAAAGCTCTACGACATAGGCATCCTTGGGATACGGCCAGAGCAGCCACTGCGGGTTATTCGATGAGTTGGGACTGCGCTGGGCCATCCACTTCGGCTTTCCTGAAGTGTTCTTGTGGATGTCGCCATCAGCACGGTCATAGATGTTTTGAATGTTGGTGAGCCGGATTTCGTCACTGCCGGTCATGGCATTCTCGCCATACCGCGCTACGACAACCTCGTCCAGACCCGTAATCGAGAGTGCGTATGTGTCGCGGAAGATGACATACTCAGCAGCAGAAGCTGTCGTCCCTTGATAGGCGTCTTCAAGGACGAGCGTATCGGGATTTGCAGACGTGTTCACCGATGCGACCACATAGGAAGTCTGGTCACCAGTCACGCGAAGAACATCGCCTGCAGCGACATTAGTGAAGTTGTTGCCGCTGCTGGTGACAGTGGTGCTGCCGTTCGTAACGACTACCGTTCCCGTCGTCAGGTCGTCGTGCGTCGTGAAATAATCACGATGCATACCCCACCGATACCGAGCAGCCTCCAGGATGTCGTGAACAGCCTCGTTGGCCGTATCGATCAAAATGTTCTGCAACTGATTGGCAGAGGTGAACTCCGTTATGTCGGGCTCACCGATTACTCGCAGAGCATTGTTGATTGTTGCGCCGAGGGTCTTAGCCATCAGTAAGTCCTTGCGACAACCTCTATCATCACCCGGTCGCCATCCGCACCGCTCAGTGATGACAGGAGCAGATCGCCAGATCCGACGATCCCACCATTGAGGGTGTCACGGAAGTCATACGTGATCGCCCCACTCGCACCCAGTGGATGCGAAGCCACGAGCTCGTCAGTACCGGCATCCAGCTCCAGCCTTACATCGATGCCCGAAGAGGCATTGATGACGACTTTCTGGATTTTGATTTTCGATGTGTAGTTGAGTGCAGAAAGGTCGAGGACGACCTTGTCGGTATGCTGGTTTCCGTCAGTCCACAGAGCATCCCACAACAGGTGGACGTTATGTCCCTGCTGGGTCTGGTTGGTGACGGGGGTTGGTGCAGCCATCGGATAATCCTCCTAAACCACTTGATGGTCTTGAGAGTCCGCGTCCTGTGGACTCGTTCAGAGCGGCTGCACCCGCGCAGATGATGTCACGAATAGACTTCTTAGACTTGCCTGTTGATGCCCTGATGACGGCACCCACCTTTCCTGGCCGATACTCTACACCAGACATCCTACTTCTTGGCCTTCTTGGCCTTCTTGGCCTTCTTCGCAGGCTTCGGCTCGGACATCCGCGCCGACAGGATCTCTGCCGCAAGATCCTGAGCTCCAGGACCAAACGCATTTGCCTCCACGCTCGCCCTCAGATTGTCCAGGGAAGCACTGCAGAGGGCTTCGACACGAGCCTCGGACACATTCACGTTGCAGCCTGCTCGGTGCTTTGCAACGATTGCGTCAATATCGATTGCCATGAGGGTTCTCCAGATTTACTCAGGGAGAGGACCCAACCGGATCCTCTCCCCAAGATTGACCATCTTACGCTGCTCCAGGCGTGCCGAAGACACCTCGAGGATCGGCCCAGCCAGAAGACTGACGGAACCAACCACGGAACTTCAGGTCACCCGTATCAAAATCATAAACGTCACTCGTGCTGAACGGCTCGCGCTCATAGAGTGTCAGCTTATGGTCTGACTTGTTTGCCAACAGATACCAGGCACCGTTGCCGTATGTGAGGTAGTCCCATACCTGCATCGTGAGCCCGAGACCGTTGATCGGGTTGACTGCCGAGTCGCCAAAGCCCGAGCCACCATAGTTGACGGTGGGGCTGTTGGTCGAATCGAGAATCTTCGCTGCCGTGAACTGATCGTCAGGAGCAACAAGGAGCGTCTCCGGCTTGATCTGGAGTCGCTTCCCACCGCCGTCACGGAATCCACGGAAGTCGATGAGTGCCTGCTCTAGCGAAGTAGCCGCCAGGTCTGCAGCCGTGCTCAGCTCGTTCTTGTAGGTATCTCCGTTCTCGCGAACGTGATCCGTGGCGAACAGCTCTTTACCATCAGCACCGGCATAAGAACTGTTGAACCCGTTGTTGAAGTGGTTCGCCAGAATGGTTTCCTCGGTTGCATACGCCATGCGCCCGAGCTCGGCGGGGCTGTCTTCCATAACCCCATACAAGTCGTCGGACCACTGCTCCATCGTGATACGCACGCCCTTCGCGTAGACGACGTGCGTAAACGTTTCGAGGAACCCTTCGACGGGAGCATCGTAATTGATGGTGTCACCTTCGACCTTGGTGTCCATCAGGCCGAGGCCACCGAATGTCAACGAGTGTTCCCGGTACTGTGTACTGTCGTACACGTTGAAAAGTGACCTACCAACGGGATCCCTCTGCGACCATGCCTGGTAGCAGATCATGTGTATACCACGTAACGTGGTATCATTCGGGAAGTTGGTAGTATTAGCTATTGCTGGCATACCGTGAGTTCACCTCCCTTTAGAGTCCTGCAGAAGTCGGCGTGGTGAGATGGTGCTCAACGCACACACATCTCCAGATCGCAAAGTCTGCGACTGCCGAGTCAGGGTTATCAACAAGATCCAGAAGACGGAAGCCTGCCGCGCTAGAGGCAAAGGTGGATCCGTCAAGCTCGTGTTTCGACTTCTTCGTAACCGTGCTTCCTGCGGTCGCAACGTGATCGGCGTTGCCGAAGATCAGCGTCGTTGCGACTGTCCCCTGTCCATCATCCTGGGCGTGAAACTCCTGATCGGGATGGTCTGCAATCACTTGCGTGCCGGTGCCCGATGCTTCCAGGTATGTAAGACTAGATCCGATGATTTCGATGCTAGTGGCAGCAGCGGGATCGACATCCCCGTTACCGTCAGCAGCCATTACATCACCGATGAACGTCGCCGTGGACCCACCACCAGAGGTGTAGGGACGCGAGCGCAGGAGAGGGGTAGGAAGAAACCCAAAGGCACTGTCTACATTTGCCATTGCCTATCTCCGATGAATTTGAACATTCGCCCCAGGCTCGTGGCTTACGTGCGGCTGACCGAAGTCACCCTGAGACACGCGAGCACCAACCGTTCGAGCGAGTTTCATTGCATTTTCGTGCGGAACACCTTGGCCTCGGTAGTGGTCGTAAGCCTTCTCCTCGACATCCCCGAGTTGACGCATACGGTTTTCGATGCGAGCGTCGGGGTTTCCCGACTCTTCAATCGCTCGCGCCTTCCGCGCATCACCCGCCTTGACGATGGGCTCGGGGATCTCCATGAGCATCAGCTCACGAGACCGGACTTTGGTGTCCGAGTGATCAAACTGCTGTGGCATCTCCAGGTCATCACTTCTCTCGACAAAGCGATACCCACGATCCTTGTATCGCTGAGCGTTGTCAGATGTGACCCATCGACGCTTAGACCCACGTTTCTTCAGGGTCTGCTTAACACCGTTAGGCACGTAGAGCATGTCGAAGTTTTCGCTGTCCTCGCCAACGGTTAGTCCTGCCATTGCCGGGTCGAACAACTCATCTTCTTCCAGCTTCTTCTTCTCCAAAAGGTTTGCCCGAGCGTCCCACCCCAATTCGGGATAGGCCATGGCAAACTCAATCTGGTCCGCGTGATCCCTCATCAGGTGCTCACCAATGGCCTGGCGAGCTTCTGCAGGATCGTTGACGACAGGTGTCCAGTCGTCATACGGACACTTCCACATACCCTTGCCTTCTGCTTCGATTTTCCCGACTGCCCACTCAGCTTCGGCAGTCAGCTTTTTTGTCACTTTAGCTGCTGGCACGCTTACCTCCGATGCACATACGAGTGCTGTGTGGGATTGCGGGAATCGCCAACGCCGCTCGCCTGTGGCGCGTCGCCACCGAGTTCGCGGAGTTGCTCAATAGACAGGCCACCCAACTGGCGCGAATTGCGCCGCTGAATCTCCAGGAGCTGGCGATCATTCTGCTCACGAACTTGCCTCTGGCTGAGACCGTTAGGTGCTCCGCCACCCGGCTGCATTGGATAGCCATTGCTGCCAGACTGAGAGGGGTTGACCGTGCGAGGCTTTATTTCTCCGCTTCGCATCATGTCGGTCCACACCTTGTTAAGCAGATGCTCCTGGTTCTCGGCTTGCCCCCACTGCGGGTTTGCCTGGATGGCATCGCCCATCCGTTTGCTGATTTCCTTGCCGGCAGACTCATCGATGAGGCCCTGCTCCTGCAAGCCAGAAATCTGGTTCGCAATGGTCATCGAGGCTGTCACCGTACCAAACTTCTGATTGATCTCCGACTGAAGATCCCGTCGGATCTCCTCGCGCAAAGAATCAGCCGTCTGCTGGGCAACGTGATCGGCAACACCCTTTACTGCTGAAAACGCTTTGTCCCCCTCTTCGTCCGGACCAAAAGGTGACCGGAGTTCCGATACAGGATCCGCGCTCGGGGATTCTGCCTGCGCCTGCTGACTGTTCATCCTCACCTGTTCGTTGAGGATGAGGTTCTGCTGTTGCAGCAGAGCATTCTGATCCTCTGCCGCCCTGCGCCTGTCCGCCTCCTCACGAAGACGACCGGAGGGCACGCGGCCCTCTTCGCCCTCTCCCTCGTCACCGGGCTGATCTGTCGCGTCAGCAAGCGAAAACCGGATCTCAGGTTCTGGTTCGGCGGCTACCTCAGGTTGCGGTTGCGGACTGGGCCTCTCCGCGACAACGCTATCGGGCGTTGTGTCCGAGCCCATTGTGTTTGAAGTCTCTTCTGGCATTCTCGCAGCCTATCGCGTAATGGTGTCGTGTGCTTCACGCGCACTGTGCAGAGTGCGCCATCCCCTTACCACATCTTCCGCTTGGGGGACCCTGACTTAACCTTCTTCGCCTTCTTCATTCCGCCAGGATTTGCCTGGCTGGCTCGCGTCACTTTCTGCATGCTCTTGCCACCGTCATACCCTGATTTGCCTGGCAAGGGGATCACCTCCTTCAAGTTTGGCGTTTACGTTTATTCTGCCGCTTGTCTCTCTTTTCAGCTTCTGCTTTACAGATGTCGGCAACCTTAAGGAGCTGGCCGACAGTCAGCCCTTCTTCAATGACGACAGGATCTGGCACCTGGCGGCCCAGCGTTGCTGGACGCGTGTCTCCAAAATCCAGAACCACAAAGGAATCCGACCGACCGATACGGTTTCGGATAACATCACGCTTGTGCCCGAGGGGCAACTGTAGGAGCGGCACTCTCTTCAACCCTGTTCAAGTAATCATTCATCTCCCTCACTCCCGCCGCCCGTCCCGACTCAAACATTCGCTCCTCGCCGTCGTGACCAGGGCGGGAGTAGACGAGAACGTCCTGCTCCCGCAGAGCCGCCTGGGTCGCGACAAGACGCCGAATGACCGACCACCCCGTCATGTGGACCATCTCCCAAAGGGCCACACGCTCCTCATCTGTCAGCGTCAGGTCTTCTGTCATACCTGCGGTGGCGGCATATTGGCTGCGCCATTACTGCCGGGAGACTCCGTAGCAATGCCCTGAATGATCGACTGCAGACCCGGCATGGATCCCGCATTCGGTATCTGCGCCATCGCTCGCTCTTCGAGGCCTGCCGGACCTGGAGCCTGTCCACCACCCGCATTACCCGGCAGGGCTCCTGCAGTAGCTGCCTGCTCCTGCATTTGCTTGAGCTGGATAGCTTGGGTATGCAGCTCGCTGTGCCTGGAGATCGCCCGTTCCGCATTTTCATTCCATACCGCCGGCCAGATCGGGCCATTCAGGAACTCGCGGATCTTGTCGATGTGGTCCTGATCGTTGTCGCTGGGACTGATCGGTGCCGGGTTGCCGGGGCCATGAACGTGCTGGATCATCTCCGCGATCTCTTCGTCCTGGCTCTTCGAGTCTGCCGACGCAACGGCATTCTTGGGGCCTATGAAGCTCTGGATTTCGTAGTCGCGATAGCCCATCGACCGGAGCATCTCCGCCGTCACCTCCCACATCCTGCCCTGGTCTTGATTTACGAGGGGGCTTGCGCTGAGAATCTGGAAAGCCTGCTGGGCACGCTCGAAACGGTTGGTCTGCGCCATCATCCCGACATTGGCACCGAGACGGAAATCATACTGCCCACGGAACCACAGGTCGTCACGCGTCAGGCCGTGGCGCGACACTTCGGAGTCCATGCCCTCAAGGCGGAAGTTGCGCTCGATGGGCCCCCACTGCATTTCCAGGTTGTAGATCAGGCGGCAGAGCTGCGAAAACGACTCCGAGTCCTGAGCCAGGGGCTGCGACAGCCGCGCCTCGGCCTCCTGCTTGGTGCCCAGGAAGCCGGTTGCGTGTCGCGCACTCGCACCGGACTGCGGTGAGACCCCCAGGAAGAGGTCCGTGATGCCCATCACACGCTCGATGATGGACAGCAGGAGCTGCTCCTCCTGGTAGTAAAAGGCGGTGACATTCTGAACCTGGGGGGCGACGACATCACGAGGGTCATCGATGGGGACAAGCTCAAGCGGCCTGAGAGTTATATCGTTGGGATTGATATACGACGAGGCGCGGACGAAGTACCACGGCAAGTTGGTTGCGGTCCCGACATCGACACGCATGTTGTGCAGGGTGTCGAGCTCCTCCGACAGGTGCCGACAGATTTCCATCACGCCCATCGAATAGACGCGGTTGCTGATCGTCTGATAGTGCTTCTCAACGAGGGGACGCTCGCCCGTCCAGACGAGGTCCGTCAGCAGGAAGCCCCCCAGGAACACATCGGGGCCCTTGCAGAAGTAGAAGACCATCTCTTCTTCTTCGCCAGTGTCGGGATGCTCCCACGGCACCATCCAGGTGAGGATCTCAAATTCTGGATTGGGGCGAGCTTCGGGCGACGACGCTTGCGCCTGCGATCTGTTGACGCCCTCCATGCTGTCCTGCTGGCGATCCCGAGATGTCGTCTCCGGAGTCGATGCATTCTCCAGCCACCACTCCTCCGTTCGGTCATCATCGAAAGCATTGGGATAGACGCCCGAGTTGAACTTCTTCTTGATGTCCGAGAAGAGCTCGTGGGAACGCACGAACACCCAATCTGAGCCGCCGGGATTCTTCAGCCTCTTCGGCTGGCAGTTCATGGCACCAACGGGCAGGACGACATCATCCCATTCCAGAGGATGGACGACGGGACCCTGGTAGAGCGTCTCCGTGACAGTATCGACCTCGGCCTCGCCAGCATCAGGATCCGGAAGCTCCACAGGCTCGCCCGTCACCTCATCGATCATCGGCATCCCATAAGGATCTACTGCCGACTCCATCTGCGGATCCTGATCTACGACGACGCGGTAGGTGTGGGTATCGTGCGCCCACGACACCAGGGTGAAGCTGCTGCCGTGAATAAGGCGGATCTTGGAAGCTCGCGACCACGCCTCCCGAGCATTCATGCGCTTGGGCTGGAGGTGCCACTCCACAAGGCGAGCAGCCTTCTTGGCAACGGCAGCGTCGCCATCTTCCTCCCACATCGCCTGAACAAGGGGATTCTGATTCCAGATGGTATGGACAAGACGGGCATTGAGAGCGTCTACAAGCCAGTAGGGCATCTGTACGTGCAAATGCGAGGACCCCTCCCAGGGACCCTCGCGACGCGAGAACTCTTCGACCTGACCACGGAACATCTGGTCATAGATTTTATGATTGCCGGCCCACTTCTCACGGGCAGACACGCCGTCGCTATATACCCTCTTCCCGGCCTGGACGATCTCCGCGGCCTCCTCCGAGCCATACTTCAGGGGCTCGGGGGCAGGAAATGTCGGAGCCTGACGCACATCGCCGGGCTCCATAGCGTCACCGAGAGACATCCGCTCATCCAGCGGCAAGCCAGCTTCGGCATCGAAATTTTCGGGAGGCAGAGCCATCGCGCAGGCTCCAAAAAAAAATCCGGTCGTCACTCCGCCAGGGTGTGCAGCCCCAAGCAAGTGACGACCGGATTGCAGAAACAAGAAAACGACCGCTGAACGCAATACGGGAACTTCGCCCGTCCTGCACAACGGTCGCCAAAGAATCTCAGCGCAAATATATAGCGACTTAGCCGACTATGTCAATAGCCCCTTTTCCTTAAGCCACTGCATCGCCTGCACCCACACAGGGCCAAGACGACGGCGGAAGACCTCGGCACCCTCAGAATCCGGCAAAATCACCGACCCACACTGAGGACACGACAAGTAGGGCTCACCATCATCGCGACGCACGCCCTTCCAGTCGCAACCCTCAGACTGGCACGACCGAAGATACATCGCACAGTCCAAAAGAGCCTGGCGGCTGTTATCGCTGATGCTTTCCGCGAAGTCCGACCAGTCCAGATCCCCATACAAATCAGCAAGCGTCGCCTGAGGACCACAAATTTTTTTATCTAAAGACAAATTTTCTTACCCCCCCCAATACTCAGTATCCCGTGACAGAACTCCCCTTCCACTGATGGCCGACCTTTCCCACCTCCGACCACGACATCGACCGCTCCAGGCCATTGGCAGCAAGCCAGATCGGCGCAATATGCTTGGGCTCGGAACGATGGATGCCCTGATTGGCGACAGCAGTAGAGAAATTGTCGCCAGACTGCAGGACAATGAGCTTGCGGACAGGCTCACGACCCTGAGGGCCGAAAATCGGCAGATCCGAGCTCGGATAATGAAGCTCGGCATCCAGGAAACGATTCAGATCCCGACGCATCGTCTCCACATCCCCAGTATCCACATCCCGAATGCCAGCAACAGTCTCCCGAGACACGTATGTCGGAAAACGCTGGCGCAGCAACGCCGGAGGATCCCCAGGATAGTGCGTCAACCCCGGCATACGCCGCAAAGCATCGACCATAGACCGAGGCGAATTAGGACAGAAGACGACAGACGACAGATACCGATCCTTCAAGACAGCAACAGAAGCAAACAAATCACCAGAATCCGTCGCCTCCACCTCATCGAGAATCACAAACTGCCGCTCAGGCTGAGCACCCTCCTCAATAGGCCACCATACGCGCTCACCAACGACGCAAGCATACGCATACGAACCCTGGCTATAGTCAACAGCCTCAGGGAAACCCACGCCCACGGCAGTACGCCGCAGCAAATACTGAAAATGCTCGTGACCGGGAACCTGATACAGCAGCTCCAGATCCTCACCGACACCCCGAGTCGTCAGATGCGTCATCAGCAGACCTCACCCACTCCCGAATATCATCAGGATCAAACCGCCAGTATTTACCCATCTTCCGGCCCGGCAGATCCCCGACGTGCTCATACACCCAAGACTTCGTCACCTTCAAATACTCAGCTACATCGCCAACATCCCACAACCCAGCGACCGACATAAGCCCCCCCTTGAACGGACTTAGACAAGATCCAGCAAACTCACAGAATGCACCGACTCATCATACGTCGGATGCGTCGCATGACTCAGGTCCTGAGACGACCCATATGCAGCCATAGCCACAGCAACAACGATGTCTATAGGCTTCGACTGCACCTGCTTCACGATCCGATACCCCTTCTCCGTCGTCTTCGCAGCACACCACGAAAAGTGATTTCGCACCGTCGTATCCCGATACAGCAAAAAGTCACCACGCTGCATCAACATCTGAAGATTATTGCCAATGGCGACCATGAAATCGCCAGACTGATTCACCTCCTGCAACTGATAACCATACCCATCCTCAGAAAGACGCTGAGCCTCCGCAGCCCACTGATGCGGATCATACCAGACACCAGCAACACGCTCACCCTCAAGCAACATCCGCACATACGCCGTCACATCCGGAATATGAACAGGAGGCTCCCAACTCCGATGACAAAAAAGACAATGCTTCTGCAACTCAGGATGACGATACACAGCACACACTGCACTCGTATCCCGCTTATACCCAATGTCCACGCCAACGTGCAAAATCGGAGTCACACCACCACCTCACCAGAACCCACCATCTCACCATAATCCTGCTTGCGCTGCTCCGTAGCCAAAAAACCCGCAGCCTCCGCCAAATGATCCGGCAACCGCTCCAAATGACGATCATGCATACCGTGCTCAGGGATATTCACCGTATCCAAAAACATCAAACTCCGATGAGACACCTTCCCCAAAGACCCCAAATTCGCCAAAAACAACACCTCCACATACGGCACACCCACAATAGAACGCTGACGAGGACGAGACTCAATACGCACCAACTGAGTCGGCACATCCAAATTCCCATCACACGTCCCAACAACACGATAAACAGCACCCACCTCCAACTGACCCTCATCAGTCACAGCACGCCGATAACTGTCCTGGATATACGCCACAACATCTCCATACACCCCCCCCTAACCACGACCACGATGCCCCCGATGATACCTGCCATGACAACGCTGACATAACAACACCACATCGCGAACCAAATCCTCACGAAACAACGACCGATAATGCCGGTGATGAACAACCAAATTCTTGGAACGATTGCACAACACACACGTAGCATACATCTCCTCAACACCAGCACGAACACGACCAAAATGCTCCGTCTTCTCATACTTCTCACGATCCCGACGATCCGGACGATTCCCACACGACAGCAACCTCAACACCACATCACCACGCAAACCCGAATCAACAGGATCCACCTCAACACGCAAACCACACCCCCAACCCCCCCCCAACAAAAAATAGCCCGGGATGCCGCCTGGACGCCGAAAGGCCCACAAGAAACCCAACGGACGACGACACCCCGAGCACTAAACATCCCAACGACGACGCAACACACCAACTATACGCCATAACTCACGCCAACGCTCAGCATTCAACTCAGCACCAGACATATCACAACGATACACATCACGACGCAAAAGCGAATCGTCAACAGCCTCCTCAATCAACTCAAGCGACACAACAACTCACCCCCCTTCATAGCCAAGACCATAAGACCCCCTCATAGCCACCCATCAGATACACTGCTGCGACAAAAATTGGGGCCCCCTACAACTCCACCCTTACACGCCCGGGCCCCGCTTGGGGGGGAGCTGGGTCTCGCCCTGGACCTCCCCGAGCCCTGCCTGCACCCCGCCGCTGGACCTTCTATCCAGTGCTCCCCCTTTAAAAACAACGACTTACGTCAAATCTCACACACAATCTCACCCAAGGGTGCCCCTCGATGCCGGGGAGAGGGCCCCCCCTCCTGGATCCTGGACTAGCCCTGATCAGACTAGAGTCTGATCCGCCTGACCGTTTGGCAAAAGCGACGATTTCCCGGCCCTGGTTTGTCGGCCTGGTCGTGTCGGTGTGTCTGTTCTGGTCTGTCGTCCTACCCCTACCCCTAGGGGTATAGTGCTGTACAGCTGTACTGGTTGTACGGGTTGTACTGTTCCCTTGGCTGGCTTGTGGGTTCAGTGATCCAGGTTGTACAGGGATGATACTTGACCCGCTGTGATAGGCCGTACGGCTGTTGGTCATGGGTAGGCATTTTCCAGTCCGGCCCGTTCGCCGTCGTCCATGAGTCTGTCTAGTTGCTCCACGTCGAGGAATGCCTCCAGGCCTGTCGTCCATCGGTTCTGCCAGAGTCGGCGATACTCTGAGGGCCTGAGTTTGACGACGGGATCCTCTCGCGCCTCCTCCAGGAACTGGTCTGTATGCCACGGCATACGTGCGTGTGTGTCCCAGTAGGCGCAGAGGGATCCGTGGTGATAGATGGGAAGGTCTTCGAGTCCTGGCGGGTGTTCTCCTGTGGCGATGTCGGGGTTCTGTGCGTCCGGCTTGACGGCCTGCTCGTAGACTGAGTAGAGGACCTCGCTCTCGCCGAAGAACCCGGCGTATGTGGTCACGAATCGGCACGAGTGTTCGAGGGTGGGTATCGGCTGCAACTCTGTCCAGAGCCGCCAGGTGACCTCTGAGCGTCCGTAGGCCCATAGCTCGTCGAAATTGACGATGGAGAGGTCCTCGTGTCCGGCCTCGCCGTACGGGTCGCAGGGGATCGCTCGTATGCGTCCTGGCAGGCCTGTGACGATGCCGGGCTCGGCGAGTTCGACGGTGTCGCCTGTGACCCTTTTCACGAGCCTGTGGTAGGTGTCCTGATCCTGGGCCCTCAGGCGTCGCAGGAAGGCCAGGATCCGCGCGAACATGTTTGAGCGGCTCTGGTCCTTGTCGTTCGCCACAGACAGCCCCAGGCCCCCATACAGCCGGATCCAGGCCCAGACGACGGCTGCGCTCACCTCGGTTTTGCCGCTCTTCTTCGGGCAGCTATAGACCAGGGTGCGGTAGGGCATCCTGGCGCGATACTCGCCGGGCTGGCGTCGCTTCGTGAAAAACTGATTGAGCACGCGCCGTTGGTGCCGGTGCATTCGGAACGGCTCTATCTGCCCTGGCAGGGTTCGCCCGGTCGCCGGGTCTGTTGCCTCGAGCAGCCACTCGTCCTGGATGAGCCGGACGAGCTCGCAGTTGCGGTCAGGCATTTTTTTTCCTCTATACCCAAAAATATCTATTGACGGGTGTCAACAGATTTGGTATGATTAACTCATCAGCGAGACACACCCAATACCAACGAGGCTCAGATGACAACCGACATATCGACACTCTCAACCTGGGAACTGGAAGCAAAGCGCGACGGCCATCATCGCATCGGCGAGAGCCTGCGAGCCAAGGCATACCGGGCAGGTAAGAGCTCGAAAGAGTTTGCGCTGTATACGCACCACAACAAAGAGTGGCTCCGAGTGAATGACGAGATCCGCAACCGGAAAAATCGATAACCCAACACCCCGGTTTGGACGCCGGGACACCCAACCACAGGAGAATCACCATGGCATTTCAACTCAAGGGCAACGCAGCAGCCACCGTCGATCAGATCGTAGAGCAGTTCAAATCGGGCAACGTCCCGTCCGCCATCGCCAGGACCGTCATCGCTCGCAAGGGCGGCGACGGCTCCCGCCCCATCGACAAGTGGTCCTTTCGCAATCAGCTTCTCGCTCACCTCCTCGCCAACACCGCCGACGCCAGGACGTTCAAGCAGTGGCTCGCCGTCGGGCGCGTCGTTCGCAAGGGCTCGAAGGCCACACACCTTCTGGCCCCCCTCCTGGGCAGCATCACCGAAGAAGACAAAAACGGCGACAAGGTCCGCCGCACCTTCCTGCGCGGCCTCAAATCGTTCCCGGTTTTCGCCATCGAGCAGACCGATGAACTCCCCGAGGACAAGCGCGACGGCGACGCCTACCAGGCCATCAGCTACGCGCCGGACGAACTCCCGCCGCTGCACCAGGTCGCGGAATCCTGGGGCGTCAACGTGACCTACAGCCCGTTCCACGGTAAGGGCTACGGTTGGGCCTCGGTCGACGGCTCGGCTATCGGCCTCCACACCGAGGACGTGAAAACCTGGCTCCACGAACTCGGCCACGTTGCCGAGGCTCGCACCCGCTCCGACATCTCCGGCGGTCAGCACTGGGACCAGGAGGTCGTCGCCGAGACCGTCTCCGCCGTCCTCTCCTCCCTGCTCGGGATCGAAACCAACCTGGGCGACAGCTACAAATACATCAGCCACTACGCACAGTCTGAGGGCCTCGAACCCGCCCAGGCCGTCCTCAAGGTTCTGTCCAGGATCCTCGACGCCGTCGAGGCGATCCTGGCCGAGGCCGAGGCCCTGGGCCAGGTCAAAGCCGCAGCCTAACACACCCACAACTACACCAACACAGGAGACGCACCGACATGGCAAACCCCATAGCAATCATCGAAGACGCGGCCCGGCAGGCGAAGGCCGAGACACTAGAACTCGCGCACTATTTGAACGTCATACTCTCGGCACACGAGGACGGCGAGGCCATTTTCCTATCTCACGCCCTGGATGACGCCTTCCTCGCCAAGGCACGGCAGCACACGGACAAATTCACCAAAACGTTCTGATCACCCGTGCGGGGAGGGTTTGCGCCCTCCCGCCCCGGCAGACGGGGTGCTTGATCAATCGGATCAAGTAGGCGTCGATCAACGAAAGGATCAAAGATGAACAGCAACGATGTGTACACTCTGAAAAAGCAGATCGATGAACTGCGCCTAGAGAACGACCGCTTACAGAAAGACGGCGAAGCGGCCGCGACGGCCCTCGTCAAATACGTAGTCGAAAACCAGTCACCCCCCACCGACGGGGTGACGGCCCGAAAGAATTGGGAGGCCGACGCACGACTCGCACTCAAGGCGGTCAAACTCTACATGATCAACCGTGACGGCCTTCATAAAGAACCTGATTTCGCCGACTACATATTCGAGACGGCGCGGGACCTTTTTAAGACGAACGATTAACTAGCTCCTAGGGCTCTGGGACTCGCCGGAGCCCTAGGCGTCGATCACACACCCCGGCTTGGACGCCGGGGAACATCAACCACAGGAGACAACACCATGCCACGCCATCCACTCTATCAGGCAGCCTACCAAGCCGCCGACCGACTCGTCCGGCACAATCACTACCTCGGGTTCACTACCCCCACACAGGCCCTGATCGCCATTGTGCAGCACGGAGATTGGCAGGACCGGTGGGAGGTTGAAGGCCCGGATGCCGTCGCCGTCCTGGAGACGTTCCGCGCCGCTCACCTCCAGTTTTTTCCGCACTGGGAACGACTCCTGCTGACCCTGGCCGATGGCTCCAGGGCTGCGAGCCATCCCGAATACCGCGAGGCGGTATAGCCGAAACGCCCCTCGCCGGGGCGTCTGCCTGGACTGATCGCCAGGCACTGACGAGGCAGATCCTCAGAATCCGCTGTTTGACATATCCCATTGACCGGGATACCATGACGCACACGAGGGAGGACACCATGGCATATACAATCATGATCGAGGACGAGACACAGGCGACCGGATGGTCTGACCGATTCGAGGGCAGCGAGCACAACCAGTTCGAGAACAGGCTCGCCGCCGAGACCGCCGTCGCAAATCTTAGCGTCGTCTACCCTGGCGTCCGGTGGGCTGTGTTTGAGGACGACATTATCGAACCGGTTTACATCGTGGACCCCGACGCAGACCTCGTCCTCGTCCGCTCCGACACCGGCGACGGCGGCTGGTCCCTGCACCCGGCAGGATCTACGGACGAGCAGATCGCCCAGGGGGACGCTCCCTACCTGGTGTCGGGTACTGCCCAGTGGGTGGACGGCGAGTGGGACCGCCCTAATGCAGAGGACTACGCCGAGGCACACGCGCAGGCGTAACCCGCTGCCCCCCGATTCACCCGAGCCCCTCAGAGCCGATCTGGGGGGCTCAATCTGTGGGCTGAGACTAACCCGGCAACGCATCGAACAATCCGCGAAATGCTTTGAACTGGGCAATCATCGCCGACTGAACATCAGGCGGCGATTTCCGGTAGTGCTGCAGCAAGAGTATGACCTCACGCCCCAGATCGGGATCGGTCTCCCTGAGGGCCCGCGCCGCCGCCCGTGGCAACTGAACCCCTGCTACCGTCACGTCCGGGTCGTCCAGGAGATCATCGAACTCGGGGACGTGGAGCACAGACGTGATGCGCTGGATGGCGTCGGTCGTCAGGTTTTTGGCCCTGACCCATTTGGCTACCTGCTGCGGTAGCACACCCAGCGACCGGGCTAAATCGGTCTGGGACATGCGCTGAGTCCGCAAGGCCCTGCGGACATAGTGGCCTAGTATCAAGGTGCAAGCCTCCGCACCCTGCTCGTCTCCGCACCATAACCCCTAGGCACCCTGCCAAATTTTCGGAATTCAATTTTCAAACACGCCCTCAATCGCTGTAACGTAAACTCGATCTTGCATCGGTTTCCTTGTCTCCCATGTATCCCATGCGACAGGCCAGCCGCGTGAGGTTGTCACCGTATCGCTCAACCAACCCGCGACGGGTCTTGCCAATTGTTTTCGGGTCGATCTCCAAAATCTGCGCCAGCTTGACGTCGGGATATTTGGTATCCCACCACAGGCGCAGAAACTGCTTTTCGGCCAAACTCATTTCTTGGGCATCAAATCCTGGATCAAACCAGAAATCGCGATATGGATGCGTCAGCAGCCTGGTGAGTCGCTCCCCACATACGTCTTTGAGGACGGCCCCGTGTTCGTTCATCCACGATGCCCATGCCACTACCATTTTCGGGGGGAGTGTGAGCGTCACTGATGCCGTCCACCGATCAGGTAGCTCAGTCCCGATACGTGCAGAACTGTAGCTCGACACCACCGACCCAAATCCACCCGCCGACAGCGGGATGACGGCCCTGGCTCGGTCGGCAGGACTCAACGTTGTTGTCATCACATTCTGGTTTTCGGGGGTGAGGATCTGCCACCCGCCCGGCAATACTGGTGGCTCATCATCAAACGGCCAGACGACGATTGCTGCGGTCGAATGATGTCTCTCGGCGTAGGTCACTGGATCTATTGGCATTCTGCGACGCAGGGGCTGGGGGCAACTATACGCGGTCAGCACATTGCTCCTGTATACCCTGGATCGCCAGCGATGGGTGCCGTTGCGGACGTGCAGAGTGACTTTTTCCTGTCCCGGCGCGGCAGTAAACGCCGTGCACACAGCGTCAAATAGTCGGCCCGTCTGTGTGAGCGGGTTCAGGCCAGCGATATGTGTCAGGCTTTCAGCATCCATTTCACGGCCTCTGTAGGTAAATGCTCAACGGGAATGCCCAGCTTTCTTGCCAGTGCTCGGCGTCGGCGGTTATAGGTCTGTCGGGTGACGTTTAGGCGTTTCATGCCCTCCTCAACGGAGTCTCGTGCCAGACACTCCAGCATCTCCAGATTCCTTTCAGGAAGCCCCTCCAGAGGCAGTGGGTCAGGATTCCGCTCCAGCAGTCTCTGCCCGATGAGGTGGTATAGCTCGTTCCAGCCAGGGCTTTCCAGATCCTGAAGGATGCCGCCATCCATATCACCCCGCGTAGCAAATGAGGCAATGGCTAGAGGCACGGGACGCTCGTCGTACCAGCACACGAAAAACGATGTTTTACCTACCCACTCGTCCACAAAACGGGTTGTGGCTTCTATCCGCTTGACGAGTGGATCTTCGTGGCCTCGCACGACGGTGACCTGATCTCCCGAGCAAGCAACCACCGAATGCATGGTTTCGTGAGGGCCATCGGCTGAGTCTGCGATGCAAATCCGTTCTGGCCCCTTCTGGAACTTATACTGGGACGCGTAGCTGGGTGACCCATCCGGCAGGTGGCGGTTGATGCGGACCATCGCCATAGATACGTGGTCGCGTTTCGGAGGGTGCCGATCTCTAGCCGTAACCAGGCAACTTCGCAGCCGCAGAGCCGTCATCAGCGACATCGCCAGAGATTGGTAGGTGATCTCATGGTCACTGGTTGCGGTGACCTCGATTCCCACCTGTGCGGTGGCACTCAGCCACCTGTTCCGAATTGGTGCCAACAGCATGACCCCCCCCTTGAAAGTAAACAGTTGATGCCCATCAACACTTTTATACGTGACACGCACCTAAAATAGTTTACTGCAAGCAATCTGCAACGGAGACCGGAGCACAAAAAACAAGGGTTTAATTGCTGTCACTGACACCAAATCTGGAAATTTCCCGAATTGGTATCAGTTTGAAGCAGGAGGCGAGGCCATTGTTGGCACCGATTCGGATTTGTCGAATACCCGGCGCAGCACCTCCTGGCGAACCTCATCCGGCACCTCCTCCGCAAATGCGTTGATCCTCAACAGCACCTCCTGATACAACCGTGCTCCTGCTATCTCCCGATCCGCCAGACAGTCGATCTCATCGCACGTCTCCACCATCTCCTCCAGAAAAGCGATCAGGCGATCTTTCGAGCCACCAGAGGTCCAGTCCATCTCGTTTTTCATCGTCGGTTACAAGCCTCGCCTGCGGTGCGAACCGCGCAGTGTGATCCTCGTAGGTGCGTTGAGCATCATTCAAAGTTGCCGGACGAGATCGTGGGGGACTCCCCTCGTCGTTGGGATTCGGGTTGTCCCGCAACCAGGTGTCCAATCGATACTGCACGTCCCGTACGGAGCCTAGCTGCCACCTGGTCTTCAGCACTTCGAGGATCCGTTCCCGTCCCAGGATGTCTGTCAGCGGATCCTTGCCTGGTGTATCCGCAGGCTTCGCAGTGCCAGACCGTGCCCTTGTGCCGGAACCTGTCGCTGCCGCACTTGGTGCAGCCGAAGGCTCGATGTCGTTCATCGTCTCTCACTTCCTCGACTGCCTCTGCAGCCGCTGCAATGTCGAGCGCAAGCAGCGTCTCGACGCGCTCCTGTGTTGCGTAATAGAATGCGATAGGATTGCGAGTCTTTGTCCACCACGGATCCAGGCTCGCGTTTACCAGACACTGACATAGCTGCTCTACCGTGTAACCCTGGCTGATACGCACCTGGATCTTCTCTCGGCTCTTTATCGTCATCTGTCCTCGCGGGTTGATGCGCTCGCGATAGGTCTCCAGGATCGGAGCGTATGCATCTCTCCCCCCTACCTGAGGTGTGTCGCCAGGCTCAGGCACCTCGATCCGTTCCAGATGTTTTCGGATGGCTCGCATGTCGTCGCGCATCTCGCGAAGCAATTCAATGGCCTCGTTCATTCGATGTCCTCTAACACGTAACGCCCAGGCGTTTGGCCTTGGCCTGCACCTGGTCCCACCATCCACTGCTACCTGAAAACTGCTCGTAGGCCGACACCTCATCAGGAAAACCACGTCGCAATCGTTCGCGGTTGTGCTCGTCGGCCCTCCTGATCGCGACGATCAGGCTGAGAGAAAACCCACCCAAACGCCTATACTGCCAATCGAAGATGAAGCGTTCGCCTCTGGTTAGTTGGTCATCCATCTGCAAACCCCTCTAGGTAATTCTGAGCGGCCTCCCATAACAGTTTGGGCTGTCCTGGAGGACTTCTGTCAGTTTTGTCAGTGCGGGTAGGGCCGCGTGATAGATGTGGTTGACACGACGAAATGAACCACTATGCGGCTCACTGGCCCTACCCGAATTGCTCCATGATGCGACGTCCGATCTGTTCCGCGCATTGCGGGACGACGGCGTTGCCTAAGCCCTTAAGTCGGTCCACCCGCTGGGGAACCCCATTAGCCACTCGACCCACGTCGGGTTCAGTTGTCCACCAGTTTGCTTCTTGATTACCGATCCAAGGTCGTCGGCTCCCGACGACGGGCGATTCTGTCTGTTCATGTCTGGGCGTGTCATCTGAACTGTCGGTGTCGGCCACTGCTGAACTGCCCGATCCAACGTGTCCAGTTGCAATTTCCCGTCCCGCCACCTCCCGTTTTTTCCCGGCTGTTTCCAGTCCCGCGTCGTCGGCGTCGGCCACGATGAAGACCCTTTTTCGGAGGTGCGGTGCGCCGACATCTGCCGCCGATAGCACCTCCCATTCCGCATCGTACCCGATTTCGGCCAGGTCGCCGAGAACTCTTCCCATCCCGTTAGTAAGCAAGCCTGGGACGTTCTCCACGAAGACGTATCGGGGTCGTAGTTCGCAAATGATTCGGTGAAACTCTGACCAGAGTCCTGACCGGGTGCCGTCTTGGATACCTGCGCGTTGCCCTGCGACTGAGACATCCTGACATGGGAATCCACCGGCAATAAGTGCAACTGGCTCCAGGGTATCGCCTCCGACTGTTTTGACATCTTCGTATCTCCTTACGTCAGGCCAATGTTTCGCCAGCACCTTGCGGCACCACGGGTCGATCTCGACCTGCCACGCACAGGTCATCCCCGCACGCTCCAGGCCGAGGTCGATCCCGCCGATGCCGGCAAACAGCGACCCGAACGTCACCAGCGGCGTTTGTGCGTCACTCATCGAAGCTCTCCAGAAAAACCTGAGCGGCATCCTCGACCGACACGTCGTTGATCATCTGATCGTGCAGCTCGTCGCGATACCCCTCCGAGAATCGACGCTCGGCCAGGCGCAGCACCTCACGCCATACCTGGTCCTCGTACTGGTCGAGTGCAGCCTCGACACGCCCGGCTCGCTCTATCTCGGGGTCTGTCGCTTTCCACGAGTCGTAACTCATCTCAGCATCTCGCTGAGAGACGTGTCCAACGCATCAGCGATACGATGCGCCGTCTTCAGCGTGGGAGTGCGATAGCCCGACTCCCAGTGATGCCAACATTGGCGGGAGATGCCGAGTCGCTTTGCAGCATCACGCAGGCTCAGCCCTTTGGCCTCTCTGGCCCTGGCTATTTTCTCACCGTCTGTCATAACCTTGCACTTTCGATCTCTGAGGTTTGGGCATAGGAGGGACCTGACCGTTTTGATCACGGTTCGGTCCTATGCCTGGCCTTGCACTTTTCGAGTGCTCGTCGGCCTGGGCGAGGGGTCGTAGGTCGTCCCTCTCGACTGCCACTTGTATTGCCGGACCTACCGGCTCACTCGGACGCGTTCAGTCTTTCGGAGTCGCGTTGCTAATTCCCCGAGTCCGCAGTAATTAGCTTTGCCTTCCGGCGACGTGCTGCGGGTCCCTTTCCTCCACGTCGTCGCAATCTGTTCTTCTGTGGCCCGAGCTTCCGACCCTTCTTCAACTCGTGGAAATAGTGATGGCATTCTCGGCAGAGCACCGTGAGATCCATCACCCGTTCCTTCCCGAGGCGTTCATAGGTTCGATGATGCACCTCTAGGTGTCGGTCGTCGTTGCATACCTGGCATTTATATCCTGCCCGTTCGAGTGCTCGGGCTCGCTTACGTGCCCAGGTTTGCGAGTTGATGTATTTCAGGTATTCCTGCGAGAGGGCCATAGAGCCGATTTAAAGGCCGTCCTCTTCAGCCACCCTCCCCAACCTCGGCCAGGAAGAAACCGCGCCTGTTACGCAAGGCGTGATCGTGTAAGTGATGCGAACAAATGAATCCTCACTCTTAACATCCTGAACCTTGATCGGCCCGTAGTTCCCCAGCTTCTCCATCAATGCCAGCCTCAACTCCAGGTCGTCCATCTCTTTCTGATCCTTTGAAATAGTGAACGCCATTTTCTGTCCGATACTCGAAGTCGATACCTTCGCTGACGAACCCAACTGCCAGGCTGATTGCGTTAGAAAGCCTGCGCGTCTTGCTGGTTACCACCCTAGCACTCATACGGCACGCCCGTTCTCCAATACTCAGGAGTACGGCGAGCTTTGCTCTTGGTACTTCGCATCGCCACCCACCGTCCCGTCTCCCGTATCAGGCCCCTGCGAACAGCAGCCGAGATCAACGCCCCCCAAGCATTGTGATGGTGAGGCGCGATCTTCTCCTGTATCAATCGGAAGCGGATCTCCTCCCCGGTCAACGTCTGCCCCTCTGTGATGAGGTCGATAGCTCCAAGAGCTCGGTCCATAAAGCCGCCCGAGTTGTTCCCTACTTGTTCGAGGGCAGCGTCTCTCGCCTGCCTACTTCCTTCAGGATCGGGATTAAAGAGGTCGCCCTGATTATTGCCGTCAGATGTTTGCACGGTCTCTTGCCTCCGTAGAACGCCGGACACGTACACGATTCGTATTCCATGTCCACTACATACTCCTTTGCGTCCGGCGAGGTTATACGCCACAAGGAATCGGGCAGCGGGTCTATCCGATACCCGCCACCCTCAACCAGCAAAACACTAGAAGGGCAAGTCGTCTTTCGACGTTTCCTGTCCTGCCTGGTTTTGCATCTCGCCCTTGGACTGATCCTCCAGACGCCAGACGGATCCCGATGAGATGTTGCCATAGGTCTTGCCATTTCTTGGAGACTGCTGGTGCTCGACCACGTAACTGATCCTGGTGCCTACGAGCTCGTCAGGATCGAAGTTGTAGGCATCATCGTCGGCCAGAACCTCAATGCCACGAGCCGCGCACCGAAACTTGTAGAGATCGGAGTTCTCGTGACCCGACAGGTTCACGAGCTTCTGAATCGTAAATGGTCGCCCGTCATCGAGCTTATGCTTCAACGATTCGATCTTGATTGACAGCTTGTGCTTGTCACCGAAAGGCGTCTCGATCATGCCCTTGTCCTCAATCTCATAGATGATGCCCTCGGACGGTCCCTTCGGATATGGGTCATACTCCTGCTTGGGTATCTCGTACTTCATCGTCTCTTCCTTCCATCGACTCGCCCGTCATGGTGTCGTGCGGTGCAGCGCACAGAATTTTGTGGGCGGAATGATGTTGCGGTGGAGCCCCCCGGCATCAAGGGGTGCCGATAAAGTCGCGGGAGGGATTACGACACAGGACCCCACCGAATTGTTGCCTCCCAAAATTTTCGTGTGCGCGGGGGCCATCGACCTCCCCCAGTCGAAATTGGGCGAAGACCGGGAAACGTCTCCCCTCGACAGCTCCCCGATCACGACGCGCCACAAACCCCCGCACACATTTTTGCTGCGTTCTGCTTTGCCTTATCAACCAACTTGAGTAGTTCAAAACGCTCGCGCTTCGGTATAGCTTCCCATACATCCCAAGCACGACGTGTAACGAGTTTAGACAGGCGTCTGCGCTCCTGATATGCAAAAGCCGGAATGTCGTCGTGCGCCCAACCGTCCACCCGCATAAAGCCATATCTCTCGTGGAGCTCGACAAGCCTCTTTCGAGCATCTTCATACAGACCGTTTGTGACGAGAGTGTCATCCATCGGTATTCACCGAAAAGGTGTCCGCACCCTTGTTCAACTCGACGCCAGGCGGCTCTTCCCCGGTCTCGCGGACCCACTCCAGGATCTTCTTCTTGTCTGGTGACACCGTCTCTTTTTTCCTCACCAGATCAGAACGGCCACTGACTTCTGCCCAATGCAGGAAGACCTCCTCCTGGGGAACGTCGATACGCTCTCGACCCTTCCTCGCCTTCAGCGTTCCATAAGGGAGTGACAACGTCGATTTGCCACGAGCTTCCAGATACTCGCGCAGGATGTTTTCGTTCCACGCGATCCGCTTCTCTACGCGACGCAGTTCCCGATCCCGCCAGACTTCGATCCGGCCCATCTCTTCCGACGCCACGCTTTCGACAGAGCTCTTCTCCTTGCGCCAATAGTCCAGAGCTCGAAGCCGGTCGTTCGCTTCAATGGCAGACTCACAAAGGACAGGCATCGGCTGCTCATCCTCTCCCAGGTGCTCGCGATACTCACGCTCATAGTCTTCATCATCTGTCATCGTTTTACCCCAAACAGAAAGACCCAGACTCGGAGTTACCGTGCCTGGGTGAAGAGCGCATCAAGATCCCTACGACGAAACATTCGACGTACGGAACCGTGTGCGACAAAGGAACGCAATGCGCCGGATTTGATCTGCTCGTAAATCCAGGTCCTGGACTTACCTACATACCGGGCTGCTCCCGTTGTGGTATACCAACCCTGCTCGAAGGTGCGCTCTGGCAAAGCTCCCTCGCTTGACCGCCGAGCCGGTGGCGTGTATACTGATTATTACCACCGGCAAAATCGCGTCATGGTGTCGTGTGGTTTACGCTTGGGGGCTGATGATCGTGCAAGGGTCATCGGCCCCACTTTTGTTCTAGGCGACTTGTGGTTCTTCCATCCTCTTAGGTCGCCGCCTCCGAGACCTCACGTAATTGCTTGACGTTACCAATCTGTGTCCGGCAATGTCCGTGAAGCTCACCTCTCCGTTTGTCGCATTGTGAATATCGACCATCGTGTCGAAGCTCGGTTGCCGCAGACCACTCATTACCAGACTCAACGTGGGCTGCGACAAAACACCTCCGCATTCTCGAACTTGAGCAACAAACTCCTTCTGGCTAAGTCCTGCCCTGTTCAGATACTCTGCTAATTGCATGGCCCAAAATCCTCGTGATTAGTCGGTGCTTCTTGCTAACAATCGCGAATATGGGGATCTCAAAAACTGGTGTCAAGGCACCCACCAAATGCAAATCGACACCTAGCAGACCTAACTGTCTATACGGGGCCCCACTTATTTTTTTTCATAAATGTGCATTTTATTACATATAGTAATCGAAGAGAGGGCAACAATTATCTATTGACACGCTTCAATATTTGAATATCTTCTAAGTCAGCGGGAGAGACCCGCAATAACTCGGAAGAACTCGGAACAACCTGGAACAAAACACAGCAACTCCGAGAAACTCCGAAAAACACGTAAGAGGAGGGAAAGGAAAATGGCCGTCGGAATTAAGCAGAAACCGAATGGCGACTTTATCGGATCCGGCCACGTCAGGCTGGATGGCGAAGTCAGTGAACGGAAAAGATGGGGGCCGAAAATCTTGAAACTGGATGGCCGGAAGGTGAGGAATATCACCGAGGCCAAAGAAGCCTACCAGCAGCTAAGAGGCCAGGAAGAGGAGCGGATTCTTAATGAGGCAAAATTCTCCAGCGGTCAGCGAATTACACTGCAGGAGCTCGGTGACTGGTTTATCGAAAAAAAGGGAGGGAACGTAGTCGCAGTTGATTACGCATCTGCGTGGAGACGTTTGGCAGAGTTCGCACCCCACCTGCTCGATCAATACATCGATGATGTGCATCCTGCGGACATCGTTGACTGGCGGAATGCATTGGATGAAGCGACAGAGATTCGCGATGGCGTTGAAACACGAAGGTGGTCCAGGACTTCGATTAATAAATGGACCGGGTCAATCGGAACTGCTTACAAGGCATACCGAAAGGATAACCTCAGAACCTATCGTGACCTTCAGAACATCGCGGAGTCCAGACTCATTGGACGGCTAAAGGTTGACAATAGGACCAGGGTAAAGAAGCACCTTACCCTGGAACAGGTTAATAGCGTCATCAACGCAATCAAGGCCGCTGACATTGAGGCCCCCTACTGGCTGTCGTTCTTCCTTTTCGGCATTCACCTTGGTCTGCGTCCCCAGGAACTTCATGAACTACGCTTCGACCAATTTTCCGATGACGACAGGATCGTGAACGTCGCCAACATTGGAGGAACGGCGAAGTCCATAGGTGGCCTTCGTTCATTAGAGCTAAACGACACCTTGAAAAAAGAACTCGCGAAAAGGAAACTGGCAACAGGAGGCAAGGGATGGGTCTTCCCCTATTATTTCGACCCATCGAAACCTGTTACCAAGGACCACGCCCACCGCGTCTTTCTGGCGCGGTTTCGGGAAGCAGGAATAGAAGATACCGGAGCCAAGGGCAGAAGAAAGATCGTCGGCAGCTTTCGGCACACCTATGCGGTGCTGAACCTTGAGGCCGGGACACTGACGATGCAACAACTGTCGCAGAATATGGGCCACTCTAGTGTCACCGTGACCCAAGATAATTATGCAAAGTGGGTGCCTGGTGAGTCGGCAGCAAAAGGTGCCAAGGCAACCGAGGAAATCTTCTCGGAGGTTGGATGAGAGGCGGGAAACAAAAAGAGGGCCCCGCTATGATGCAGGACCCTCTCCCGGTTTTGTAGTGTCTGAGACTGGATCTGAGACTGGACTCGAAGATGGTACTCCCGACAGGATTCGAACCTGCGACCTGCTGCTCCGGAGGCAGCCGCTCTATCCAACTGAGCTACGGGAGCAAATCTCACCCATTTTCACCCAATCTCACCCAAAATCTCACCCACATTTCAGACATTTCTGGACATTTCTGGATGCGTAATGCTGATAAAACCGCGTATATCCAACCCCCGCCTACCTCTCCACTGGATCCGGAGTCCTGTGGAGGTGTCGAGGAAACGCAGTGCTGATGCGGGGTTTAGAGGAGATCACCAAAATCTCACCCACAAATCTCACTCACCCCCGTTTTCAGACAAATTTATTGACCGGCAACGAGAGCCTGTTTACACTCGGGAGGAGTCAACAAGTGGAACCCCAGTGGACGACAATCAAGGGCAACGCAGGAATGTACGACCGCATCACCGTCAGCGAAGCTGCCAAGATCAAAAAGGTTTCGCGGCAAGCTATTCACCTGGCTATCAATTACGAGCACCTAAAGGTCGAGAAAATCGGCCCCATAAAGCTCGTCGTTTGTGACAAAGATTTTGAAGCCTGGGAACCGAATCGAAAGCTGCAGCGAGCCCTGAAACGGTCCCACAAGAAAAAAAAGAAGTAGCCTAGACCATATATAATGAAGAACCCCACCAGGCACTCGGCTTGGTGGGGTTCTTCTTTTGTGCGTCTGAGCTCGTCGTTAATCGTCAGTCGTCGGCGGCAATTGGGGGGAGGTCTTCGTAGGGCTGCTCGAAGGATCCTTTTCGGAAGAACTCGTCGTAGGTCTTTCGATATTGTTCAGAAAGGTCACCGAGTATCCTCTCTGGTATATCGGATCGTCCGGCGAGGCCATTTTCATTCCATACTCTTTCAATACTGCTTCTATAGCTTCCACGTCCAAGTAAGCCCCCTCTCTGGGTAAAAGGGATTGGAAATTGCACGTCCAAACCCTCTGCCTTGAGCTTTCGTCCTAGGTCACCAATATCGCGTAAAAAGTCTTGGTCATCAACCCTTGACCAGTTATGAAAGTTGAGAAACCGGACCTCTGTTTTTACAGGAGTCTGCCCGAAATTGTAGTCGCCATCTCCCCTCTTGGGCAGCGACCGACGTATCTGCTCTAGTTCATCCAGGCTAAATTCGCTGCCGTCTCGCTTCCTTAAAGTAACTCCAAAACCGTGTATCTCATCACCAGCCGCTCGAAGTTTTGCGAGCTCCCTGATGTCAATAGGTGCTTCTATTGACCAGACCGCAGCCTGCTGATCGAACGCCTCACCCATTATCGAGGCAATGAACTCCACCGTCTCATCATTGCCGGCATCGATCATCACCGAGTAATTTGGCTCGATGCCCTCCCACGTTCCATAGGTCTCAGGAACGACGCGGTGCTTAAATCCGAGGATCGGCTCAAGCTCCTCAAGGGCTCGGATCTTGGTGCCACCATCTGAGGAGATGCGATCCCACAGCTTCTTGTGAAACTCCCTCAGGACAGTGATGTTGGGTGCATCGACGCCCGTCACTCCGAAGGCACCGTGCTTACTGGCGATAGGTATAAAGGATCGCGACTCCTTTAATCTCTGTGCTATGTCCACGAAACTTTCGGTAACGACGGCTGTCGAGCTTGCCGGGATCTTGTTGGTGAAACCGGGGAAGATCGGCTTTGTACGATCAAGCCAAGGCTCCAGCTCGTCAGCGGCATACCTGGAAAACTCTCCTGCCGAAAGGGGCTCACCGAGATTGTGTCGCCAGAAGGCTCCAACCTGTGCAGAAGACGGATCCGTTTTTGTCAGATACTTCTTCGCATACCACCAGAAGAGGGCCTGGGCTTCATCTGCGTTCATCCCCAGCTTCTGTGCTGACCGTGCAATCGTATACTGAGCTACTCGGTAGGCATCATCATTACCAAAGGCATACTTGCCATCTTTGCCAACCTGGTCAAAGAACTTCGCGATGTGGGTGTCATTTACCGTGAAGGGAAAGAAGGCGTTCCCCGACTCCCCTCTCGTCGCAAAAGTCATATTGTAGGTGCGCGTCTTGGGGTTTCCGATGAAGGTGCCCGACTCATAGAACTCGCCTATGCGCTTGATTGCTGTTCTGTCTACAAACAGAGCTCGCGATGACACCAGGCGGGTTTCATCCTCGTAGGGGTCGATCAGCCCCGTCAGTCGCGTCTTGCCGGTCTTCTCACTAAAGACTACATCAGCCAGGGGATCTCGCCGGAGCTGCGCTTTCGTCGGCGCGATGCGCTGAGCGACACTTACATCCTGACGCTTCTTGCCTCCACCCTTCTTGGTATGTTCCCACAGCTCTTGTTCGAACTTCTGTCGTCGGAACTTGCCATTGTTCGCGTCGAGGTGCTCGCGAGCCAGGCGCATGACGGTGAGTGTATCTGCCAGGTTGGATTCGACCGGGTTCTGTGTCGATGTAAGGGCGAAGATTCCCCGCCACTCATTCATATTAGGTGCCCCAACGAGATCCTCTGCGAGCACTGCCATATCCCGATACCAGGTCCTGGCACTCTCGGGGGCTTCGGCCAAAGCGCGAGCCAGGACACCATCCATCTGTGCTTGCGTAAAGGCCTTTGATCCAATAGCCCGTTTTACCGATGCAGGGACGGCCTGACCGTGTATGCCGTAGAAGTATTCGAAACTTTTTCTGAGCTGAGCCTTCGATGGGTTCCCCCAGGAGTCAAAGGCTGTAGCCAGGGCATCCTCCACCAGGCCGTGCGGCAGGATCGGATCCCCAGGCAGGGGCATGTGGTAGACCTCGTCGGAGAGTTTGTAGAGTCCCCAATGACGGGCCTCGTCCCCTCGAAGTTGGAGATCCTCACCAATATCGACTGTCGCCTGGATTAAGTCCCTCTTGCCCATGCCGACCAGGCGGTCATTCAGTCGCTCTTGTGCGATCTTGGACTTGCGTACCCCTATTGTATTCTTGGTGAGCTCAGAGTAGGCTTCGGACAGTCCGGTGACCGCTTCTTGTAACTCGTCAGGCGACTTTGCTGCCCGAGCCTTACTTCGGGCATTTCGGACGCCTGTAAGGAGGCGATCCATCTTGTTGACCCGCCCGGCAACGACACCGGCAACGGTAGCCGACGCGCCCATCGAGCCAAACGTAATGATGTCAACGCCATCTATCAGAGCGGTAAAGGGATCATTCCAGATCCGATCCGTATCCAGATAGTTGTCTACGGCATCAGACACGGACATCGCAAACGCCTGGCCTTCCGGCGTTAGGGGACCTCCCAGGATCTTATGGTCGTAGGCATAGTCCTTCGCCTGCCCCCCCAACTCCTTGCCTATGGCGACAGCCTCGTCGCCAGACAGCTCGGACAGGGCTCGGACACCCTCTGTTGATCGGAATGCGAAATTCTGCGCCGAAGGCAGGAAGTTGGATGTCAGGACTCTGAATCGCTCAGACCAGGCCATTCCCTCGCTAACCTCGAAGGGCAGGGGCACGAGCATACTGGGATCGTCTTCCGGAGTAGGTCCGCCGAGGACACGCGCAGAGACCGCCTCAGGATCCTTTGTAGGCGTCTCACTGATCGGGGCCCCCGTATCCCTCCTTCTTGCAGACGGGTCCTTAACGGGCACGAGAGGGGCCTGAGGCAGCTCGTATCCGGCTTCCTTCATCGTATTCAGGACGGTCATGATCGAGGCACCCCGAGACGCCAAAGCCTCGAAGTTTACGGTGCCCCCACGACCAGCTCGTGTTGGGCGAGCGAGCCGGATCTTTTCCACAAATGAGCGAACACGGTCACTCCACCGAGCACCGATTCCCATCGCTCGCATAAACTCACCGACGACACGAGGCGACACGAACGGCAGGCCCAGGAAGAAGACCGGATTTACGAAGGCCCCCAAGGCTCCAGGAGCAAGACCCTGGAGCAGGATCCCACGAGCGTGAATGCCTGTGGGAAGGATCTCGGACAGAGCAGCACCCGAGGATATATCCAGCAAGTGGGTCTTGGCCTTGGCATCGACGATCTTGAGAAGATCACGACGCAGATTGAGGGCGGCATGTTCCGACTGCGAGGCACCGATGATCTTGCGGAGTATGACCTCGGGGTTGTCGCTCGACTCGGAGAGGATCTTCTCCATGTCGTTAATGACGCTCGACCATTGAGCGTAGCTACGTTTGGCTGGCCCCAGGCCCTTTACCCTGTCCAGCGACGACGCCTGGATACGTTCGCGAAGCTGATTGATAAAAGCTCGCGACTGGCGAAGTTGCGGCGTTGTTCCACGAAGTCCCCCGAGTCGCTGAGTCAAGTCATCTAAAGCCGCAACCGTGCCCCCATCATACCGAGGGTCAAGGAGCTCATTGACGACGGTGCGTATTCGTTTCTGGCTTGCGTCCGACAAATTTGTGGTAGGCTCTTTTGAGCTCGTAAAGCTGACTTCCACCCTCCCATACTTGTCTCTGATGGGCTTCTTTGTGCGAGCATCATAACGAATGCGGACACCCCATTCTTCAGTGTCCGACATCCACCTCTCTATATCCTGGCGAAGGCCATCCATATCGAATGTCTGAGACCTGTCCACCTTCGCCATGAGTGCTTCATACTCACTAGCCCTCTGCTTCCCAATAGCATCCTTTGCTTGACGCACTGTCGGCACGACCTGCTTGAGGTCATACTGTCCGCGCAGAGCTTGCGTCGCTAATTCTTTGCCCCGTGATCCCTCCTGCCCCGCCTCGAAAATCTGGCGAATGGCGACCGGATCCTTTCCTGTCTGCATTGAGAACACACTCGGGCCGATATACTTGCCGAAAACCTCGGGGGCCTTCAGCGCAGCCTTCACAGGCATAAGAGGCAACGTCTCAGGAAGTCGTGCTACTTTCGACACCGCCTGAGGAATTCGTCCTAGCTTGCCTGCGTGAGCCGCTGCTGCGCCAGGCATAAACGAGACGAGCTCAAGCATCAGACCCGCAGGATCCTCGACCGCAAACTCTCGAAGGTTTGTGGTATGCAGAGCCTTCATCCCTTCCCAGGTCTCGCGAGCAGCTTTGGTATCCTCATCTTCAGGAGCACCGGCATAGACCTTCTGAACGCCGCTGGCGAGCTGAGCAAGACTGGAGACTGTATCTAGAGGATTGAGGAAGGCAGAAGCTACCCCTGCCGTGTTCTCCATCATCGACGGCAAGGCGTTTATGGCGACTTTGGCGAAGTCTGCGAGCTCAAAGCTGCCGAGAGCTTCTGTGAAAGTCTCTCCACCAAGGGCCCCCGTAACTTGTGCCGGTGCCGAATGAAGGAGCCCAGGATCCTGAACGAGCGAATTGAAATACGCATCATCAGACTCCTGAACCTGGTCTGGCTGTCCCTGGAGACCGCCTGCAATCTGTGAAAAATATTCTTCGTCAGATGCCATCGTTTACCCCCGCCCCGCAAAGAACCCTTCTTGCCTGGCTATAGCTTGCGCCAAGATTTCAACCGGAATGTTAGTGAGGATGTCAGTCTCGACACCGTGGTCCTGAGCCAGGATAGACCGCACGCCATTTCTCCACGCCGCCTTCCCTTCCTCAGATTCCCCAGCCAGATATACCTGAGAGAGCTCGCCCACATTTCTGGGATTGCGCCCGAGGATCCTCCTCGATGCAGAAGAGTTGCCCCCGATCTTCGCCTCCAGGTCCCGCTCAAGAGCCATCCTTCCGGCCTCTGCATCAGGGAAGATCAAGTGGCTCTCGCCGTCGGTCATCACATTGCCCTTGGCATCTCGCCTCGCATACTGATCACCGACGCCGCCTCTTTTCAAATTGCCCATATTATTGTTTCTCTGCGGCACGTTACCGGACTGTCCGCCAGCATCTGAAGGCTTAACGGTTTCCCACTTTTGGTTGCCCAGGTATCGCTTTGTAACACCCGTTTCTGGATTCGTTCTCTCGTCACCGGGCTGAACTGCGCCCGTCGGCGTCTGCTCCTGTGCCTCGCGACGATCCTGAATTTTCCAATCTCTTGTCGGATCATCCAGGAGCTCGTTCCAGTCCTGTCCAGAAATGGTGCGCCCCAAAGACTCGACGCGACCGTCTCGGAATCCTCGGAACGTCTTGACTTCCTCGTCCATCCATCGTTGGGAAATTTCAAGGATGCCTTTAAGCTGAGATGGCCGAAGTTGACGGCCTTTTATCCAAGTACGACCACCCAGGAAATCTGAAATCTTTTCCCCAAGTCCCGCTGCTCCAAGGAGGAAGTCGCGCTCGCCTTCACGCACTGCCGTATTGTCCAGCCCCTGGATGAAAGCGAAGATGGTCGCTACATCACCAACCGGCGTGTCCGCTTCTACTGCTGTCCGTAGCTTGGCAAAGTTGGTGAGCTTCTTGCCAATGTCTTTATACTGCGTCGTGCCGGAGAATTGATCGATACGATCCTGGAGCTTGGGACCATCAGGGCCCAGGTCTTGCATACGCAGGATGTTTCCGACAGAGTCGTAGTAGATGAGCTTGTTGTCCTTCAGCTCCATCGGCTTATGCGGTCGAAGTTTCGAGGCCGCTAACTGCCTCTGCCTATCAAACTGACGACGCTGCTGCAACTCGCTGCCAAAACCCTTCAATACTCCCCGCCGAAATTCCGGCGACTTCGCCATGCCGATGCCCGTGGCAGCGAGGCCAGCGACCTTTAGGGCTGGCATCATCCTCTGCAGCCAGGAGCGACTCTCGCCCGTAGGCATTGCCGCTGACACCTGTTCGACTTCCTCGGGAGTAGGCTCATACTCGCCCTGGTCTTCTACCCCCCTGCCTGCTCGGGCTATAGCATCCTGAATGCCTGCAGCAGGTCCAACATCACCTACATCAGGCTGATCCTCGAACATTCCATCCTGTGGGAGCACTGGGCGCGGGATGGTCTCGCGAGCCGCAGGGGGCTTTTTCGTTTCCCATCTCTCAACCTCACCGGCATCGTTGACTATCGGCGTCTCGTATCCCGGCGCAGGAGCGTCTCCAAAGGGATAGTGAGAAAAGTCCCGGTGTGTGGGGTCACGAACGATGTCATACGAGCCTACCCCGGGCAGCTCTTGTCTGTTAGCAATGGGTTCATTGTCGCCTCTCAGCCCAAGGCGGTAATCCAATTCTCTTCCACCTTGAAGCACGCGATAGGCAACTGGATCGAACGCCTGGTCGCCACCATAAGGCTGGGAAAAGTCATGGCCTGTATTTACGTCATCAACATCAACCCCGTTTCGGTCAAATTGAGGCACAGGGATACCAGGACCTTGAACACCCTCTGGAAACATCGTAGCCGCTTCCAACTCGGCCTCGGGGGGTATGCCTAAAACGCGCCTCGGGACATTTGGCGGCGGAACTGCTTCTGGTGGCGCACCTGGAAGAGGGCCCTCAAATATCGGCCCTTGCCCACCGGCACCAAGCTGCTGCTCCATCCGCCTTTGTTCCATCAAGCGGCGAAAGTCTTCGCCAGTTCTATATCTGTTCATCATCATTGTCCCCACAGATTCGGCAATCCGCCGCCCACAATACTCCCCGCTATCTCCCAGCCACTCGGTCCCTGGCGTGGACCCTGCACAGGCGAGACCGTTGGTGGGGCGACGTTAACGCCGGACAAGGCTGACAGGCCCATACCTACTGGTTGCTGCATCATCCCCAGCCTGCCTTTGGCGATGTCCTCACCCATCATCACATTGCCCTGCTGGTTCTGGAACCCTAACTGCTGGCGACCTAGCTGACCCTGGCGACGCGCCAGGTCCATGCTCTCGGCCTGGCCGGCACCACCCATAAGAGCTCCCGACTGCTGCAGGCCAAACTGTGCCCCGCCCATCCGCTGACCATACAGGCGATCCAGCAAGTCTGCGGTAACGCCGACATCAGCACGACGCTCCTGACCGATGCCCTTGTAGAATCGCAGGTCAGCATCAGAAGCGGCACGGCCACGCGATTCCTCTAAGCGATTCAACGCCTCATCGGCCTGCGTAGACCCCAACATCCCCCGAGCGGCAAGACTGCTCTCCAACTCATTGCGTCGCTCTTCATACTGCTTGTCCAGCTCGGCACGATACGGGTTCACCAGGTCACCGGAGCGCGTCTCCAGATATTCAGCCTGCTCCTTAGCCAGGTTGGCGAGGTTGTCCTGCGGTCCCTGTGTTCGCTGGATCTGATCAATCGCATAATTCATCAGGTCAGCACCAGCCTGGCCTCCTTTGTAAAACCCTTCAGGATCCAGATTCGGAGCATTGGGCATATTGTAAGGCGTGGTCGCATAGTCCTTCGCCATGTTGGCAATGTCTGCCACTTGTCCAAAGACTTGCGGGAACATTCCCGCATGAAATTGTGCTGAAGGCAGATTCGACATCGTCAGGATAGCGTTAGTCAGCTCGGCAGCATCCTTGGGATCCAGACCCTCCTTACCAAGTTGCGACAGTAGGTTCCGAACGCCTTCCTGAGTGATTGACCAAGTATTCTCTTCGCCTTCACCAGGCTTTGAATACAGTCCCAACAGGTCTGGAGGGTTATACGGATCCGTATCGCCAAAGATATGGCTCCACCCCGGCCCTCCATCGCTACGCCCACCTCCGCCGCTGCGCGAATCACCATACTCATCATCTTCACCTGGAGGGCTATCCGCAAAGTCAGGAGGGTTATAGAATCCAGAAGCATCCCGCGGTTCTGAAGTTGGTTTCGTTAAAACATTTCCAGAAGCAGGAGCAGAAGCGGGAGCAGGAAACCGGGAGCCGGTATCTTCAAACGGTGTCACGGGCGATGTCGGACTGGTCGTAAGCTGACCCGAAGAATCCACGAACGCTTCATTGGGGAGAGTGTCACCTCCCGGCGTCACGACTTGTCCGTCAGTGCCTACGGGCAGGGGTACTGGCGCACCTTCTCCACCACCTCGTGGATCAAACATGTTAGTGTCTATGTTTGGCGAGACCGTCTCAAAAGGACTCCCGGTCACAGAGCCAGGCACAATGCTGCCACTAGCATCAATAATTCCGGAACGGCCATCGCCCAAGTCGACCCTCTTTCCAGGATCACCAGGAGGGGGACCAGGAGGAGGATCAGGAGGAGGATCAGGAGGAGGACCAGGAGGAGGACCAGGAGGGGGACCAAACGTCAGTCCTGACTGTTCCATCATTTGGCGCATGGCTGCAACTTGCTGCTCCGGCGTCCCCGCACCCATAGCCTGCCCAAGGATAAAATGAGAGGCAGGGTCTTTGAAGGTCTTAGCCATCCAATCGCTATGCTGCGCCAACGCAGGATCCTCAGACATCCTCTGCAAGAAATCCGCACGCGCCTGGTCCTCACCAGAACCACCAGGACCAACGGGAGGATCGGTTGCCCCAAACGTCAGCCCTGACTGTTCCATCATTTGGCGCATGGCTGCAACTTGCTGCTCCGGCGTCCCCGCACCCATAGCCTGCCCAAGGACATAATGAGAGGCAGGGTCTGCGAAGGTCTGAGCCATCCAATCGCTGTGCTGCGCCAACGCAGGATCCTCAGACATCCTCTGCAAGAAATCCGCACGCACCTGGTCCTCGGCAGGAGGAGCCGTTGCCGAATCGATGCGCTCCTGGAGCGTTCGCTGATTCGTGCCGTGCGTCTCGATGCCCAACTCCCGGGCCTGACGCAACTGCGCTTGAGTCGGACCTACTCGACCTTTTTGCTGGCCGGCGTCAAATGACGCAACGTCTCCCCATTTATCCCGAAACTCGTCGTCTGCGTTTCTCTGTATCCACAAATAGAGTTCCCGGTGCCCCCTATGCCGTGCGTTTGGCATTCCCAGGCGAGTGGCTTCTGCAACCCATTCATTACGTGATGGCATATCTATGACTCCGTGCAGGGAGTTTATTCGACCAGTTCAAAATGTGGAAGGTCATCAAAGTTATTGTCCCTTACTTTCCAATCGCGATTCCAGTCACCACCCCACCTCAGAGTGATGCCATGCTGATCAGCAACGCCCATAACGTAACCAGCAAAAAAATTAAAACGCTCTCGGTCAGTCCAATCGATAGGATACGGGACCACATCCACGGCCAGAGACGGTGACTGATTATGCTTGCTGTCAGGCCACTGAACGTGCGAACGGCCCGTTCTAAAAAGCTCATTCTGTGTTTCTTCATCCCTGTATCCGCATAGCACTGAACAATCGAATGCTCTTACTACTTCATTCAGCACCAACTGAATACGGTCGTCGCATTCACTGAGCCTACGCAGTGAGGCGGTGCCAAATTTGGGCATTAAACTTCCTCATTCTTCTTGCTGATGTAGGTCTGAAGGGGGAGAAGTACCGCGCTTATCACTCCTGACAACAGGAGGTAGGGTGTGAACGATCCGTCATTTAGTGAGGCTGGAATCGCTATCCCCAATCCGATGAAATTGGACAGGACTGAACTCCAAGCTGATTTCGCGATAATCTTTTTTGATTTGGCATCGATGACGCCTTTTTTCTTACGCTGCACTCTGATCAGCCTGGTATTTGAATGCCGGAGTTCAGACATCCGGGACAAACTGTCAGAGAGGCCCCCCCTGACTCGCGCGAGTTCCTCTTCTAGATCGTAGCACTTCTCGACTAACGCGCGCTGGGACATCTGCTCGTATCTGAGGTTCATGCATCGGTCGATTCGCTCCCCGCTCCAGCCCTCTGTTGAGCCTTCCACGCACTTTTTTTCTCGTAGGTCCACGGGCCACCTATGACCAGCCTCATGGCTCTCACGTCGCTCACTCTGCGTATCTCGCCCGATTCTTTGTTGCGGACGCATTTCATTTTGTCTTGGCGTAATCTTTAAGCGCACCGCTGGCTGTTTCGGTCACCTTCTCAATGCTGCGTCCCGCCACGTAACCGCCCAGGCCGATCTTAATTAGGCTCATCAGCTCCACCTCGACCGCCTCTGGTACGGCAACGGTCAGGCCGAACCACCGCATCAGCACAATCCCGACAAACGTCAGCATGGTGACAGGTCGCCATGACCTCTGTATCCAACTCTTGCCGCCAGCTTCGGCCATGATGATGTTGGCCTGGGCCTCGTTGAGGCTCT